ATTCTATTTTGCATTTGAAGCGTTTTATGACGCGATTGTTAATGGCCGTAATAAAATATTTATTTCCGCATCGCGTGATCAGGCTGAAATATTCAAAGCCAATATTATTGCGTTATGCCGTGAAAAGTTTGAAATAGAATTAAGCGGCTCACCGCTAACCCTGCATCACAACGGCAAAACAATCACGCTGTATTTTAAATCAACCAATGCGCGAACAGCACAATCAGCATCAGGTGATTTATATATTGATGAAGTTTTTTGGATTCCAAAATTTAAAGAGTTGCGCAGCTTGGCACAAGCAATGGCAACGCATAAAGATTTTAGAATTACCTACTTTAGTACGCCATCAGTAACAAGCCATGAAGCATATGACTTATGGAATGGCCGCTGGTATCGCAAAACAAAAGCCTGTAACGATGTTGAATTTGCGGTTGATGTTAGTCACAAGAATTTGCAGCACGGCAAAGTCTGTGATGATGGCATTTGGCGGCAACGCCTCAACGTGTATGACGTTGTTGAAAAAGGTTTTAACCGCATTGATATTGCGATGCTTGAAAACGAATATTCAAAAGAAGAATTCGACAACCTATTCATGTGTAAATTTATCGATGATGCGCATAGTGCCTTTAGCTTAAAACAGTTAATGGCTTGTATGGGTGATCGCAGCAAGTGGACTGACTTTGATGATACTTGGCCGCGCCCGTTTGCCATGAAACCTGTGATTATTGGTTTTGACCCTGCACGAACGCGAGACAAAGCATCGGTTGTGGTTTTAAGTTTGCCAGCAAATGCCAATGAAAAATTTAGGGTATTAGAAACCTTGGACTTATCCGGCAACGACTTTGAAGCCATGGCCAAAGAGATAGAAGAACTCACATTGAAATATCATGTTGTTCACATTGGCGTTGATACCACTGGTCTTGGCTTGGGCGTGTTTGAGCTAATTCTAAAGTTCTACCCTATGGCAATGGCCATTCATTACAACCCGTATATTAAAAACAAAATGGTAATTAAAGCCCTTAACGTCATTGGTAAAAAACGACTCGAATTTGATGAGGATGCAGTAGGCATTGCAAGCAGCTTTATTAACATTCGCAAAAAAGTAGTGGGTGATCAAATAACCTACGCCACCAACCGAACCGCCGCCACAGGCCATGCTGATATTGCATGGGCAATTATGCACGCCATGATTTTTGAACCGTTATCGGGCGATGCAAGCAGCAACCAAACATCAATAGGATTAGATGCAGCATAATGAATAAAACTCAATCGAGCATAGACACGTTTAGTTTTGGCGATCCCGAAACCTGTTTAGATAATCACATGACCGATTACATCGGCATATTTTCAGACATGAACGGGCTATATTCACCACCTGTTAGCTTATCGGGACTTATCAAATTACTACGGGTTAATGCGCAACATGGACCCATTTTATATTTTAAGCGCAACATGATTTTAAAATGGTTTAAGCCAAACCCAATTTTAAGCCAGCGCACATTTAAAAAATTCGCATTTGATTATTGCTGGTCTGCCAATGGTTACTTGCAAATTATCCGTAATACATTTGGCGCGGTGATAAAGCTGCGCCATCTTCCAGCCCTCACTATGCGCTATACAACAACACCTGGTGTTTACGCCCAAATCAAAAGTGATGGTTCTATTGTTCGATTTAAAAAAGGTGAGGTTTATCATAAGAAAGAGTATGACCCAAGCCAAGGCATTTACGGTGTGCCGCAATATTATGGCGGTATTCAATCAGCATTGCTAAATGAAGATGCCACTTTGTTTCGCCGCAAGTATTTTAAAAATGGCGCGCACATGGGGTTTATCTTTTCAATGGCTGATCCCAATCTATCCGTTGATGATGAAAAGCAATTAAAAGAGGCTATTCGCAGTTCAAAAGGTGTGGGCAATTTCCGCAGTTTATTTATCAACAATAAAAGCGGAAAAGTTGATGCAGACAAGGCTATAAAAATTACGCCCGTTGGTGATATCGCCACCAAAGATGATTTTGAGAAAATAAAAAACATCACGCTCAACGACATGCTAAGCATGCACCGTGCACAAGAAGCATTAAGCGGTCAATCATCTGGTAATAGTCCTGGCTTCGGCGATTTAGATAAAATCACCCGTGCTTATTACAACAATGAAGTTGTGCCGATGCAGCAAGATATGGAAGAAATCAACGAGTATTTGCCAGCTCACCAGCACATCGAATTTTCAATACCAACCTATTCAGACCTAATTCCACAGGAAGAAACTTAATGGAAGAGCTTATTACTTTTTTACGGCAATGGGGGCAACTGTGCGTTTTGTCGCTATTAGCAGCAGCAACCCAAATGTATTTGTCGGGCACTAAGATCACGTTCTTTCATTATTTCATGTCTGTGCTAATGGCAATTTTATCGGCATATATTGCAGAAAGCTTTTGTGTTTGGCTTGGGTTAAACGATGGATTACAAACGGGGTTAATTGGGCTAGCCGCCTATGCTGCACCGCATTTATTAGCAGGTGTTAATAGCTTGGCCAAAGCTATTTCTAAAAACCCTAAAGAATTTTTGGCAATCATAATGAGGTCTAAGTAATGGGCATATTAAGCAGTATATTTTCAGTGGGAGCAGCCGAACCAATCAAAGCAGTTGGCGGCATACTCGATGATCTATTTACTTCTGATGAAGAAGTATTAACACTTGAAGTTGTTAAGCAACGTTTGGCGCAAAAGCCAGCTTTAGTACAAGCTGGAATAATGAAAGTTCAAGCGCAACACCGCAGCATTTTTGTTGCCGGTGCCCGACCTTTTTTAATGTGGGTTTGTGGTATCGGGTTCTTGTTTGCGTTTGTGATCAACCCATTATTGCAATGGTTAATGCCCGATGCCGGTGCGCCAGAATTACCACTTGAAGTGATGATGGAATTGACATTAGCAATGTTGGGATTAGCTGGTCTTAGGACTGTTGAGAAGTTAAAAGGTCTAAGTAAGTAGTTATGGTGATAACCTTAAAGGACTGACAATATCTGTATTAGAATTTGGTTTTCTATCCGATTTTATTTGTTCAAAATTATTCTTAACGGTATCAATCAATTGCTGTTGAAATAATTTATTATACTTATTATCTTTTTTTATTAGCTTCATAATACATATGGAGATTTCCCCAATTTCTATCATTGTTTCAGAGATTACGTTAATTTGGGAAATCATAGCGTTTCTTGCGCGCTCTTCATTAATACCAGGGACGGTTATAATCGAAGTTTGAATTTCAGAAAGAGTTTTAAACCCATTTATTATAAGCACATGTAAATACTCATATTCTGAATACTTATGAGAGTTGGCTGTGTCGAGCTCCGTAAGCCTCTGCAATGTTTTCTTTATAGAGTGATCCCAATCATCTGTTACTCCTGCATATTCTCCTTTCCCAAATGCTTGAATAACACTCTCAAATGCTATTAAATCGTTGTTTATTTTTTTTATATTATGCTGCAATAGCCTCCAGACAATTTCTTGTTTACTTTTTCTTTCTTTACGATGAGAGAAATACTCTTTTACCCACCAACTCAAAACAGCCAAAAGTAACGGTAAAAACAACGTTAAAATATCTATCAATATATAATCAAGCGCTATCACAATAAATTCCCCAAGTCTAAATCGTAAGAGTCAGGGTTTTAACTTAGTCGAAAAAAATAATTTATAATTCTTAATTTAGGATTTTTTAAATTTATCCCAATCGATTTCTTTAATTTTTTCAACAACAGCAGCAATTTCATTGAGCCGCTTTAATGCCCGGTTAAAATTTTGTTGGGGAACATCATTAAGCATTGCGGCATCATTTTCTGATAGCCCTTTGCTTAGGTGGTCGATTAACGCACTTTTGATATTCTCGCTACCAATTTTGGTTAATTCCATTATCAAATTTACCCGTTCTTGGGGCTCAATTCCTCTAACTAACATTTTCATAATTTAACATCACTTAACTGATTTGGGTAAATAGTATCGTATTGCCCGTTTAAACTAAACATTTAGATCCCTTTGTGACAAAGAATGTCCACGCCTTGACATTGTGATCGTTTTTAATTGAATCCAGATCCTTTACTAGCCTGATTCTGATCGTTTAGCCATGACCATGCCAATGTCAAAAACGTTAAAACACATCGCGAAAGCGGAAGGCGAAGAGGAGTGATTTTCGCTGGGCTTTCAATGTGTGGATTAGAAAGCCCAGCGGTGATAGAGGTTGCCTTACGTTTGTCTGCTCTGGGCTTCAGTTTCAACTGGCGATCGCAAGTTCATTAATTCTAAAACCATCATATTCAGTGTCCCAGTTATCACCACCGCCATTGATACCAATGTTCAAACCGTCAGCATCAAAACTAAGTGATGTGACCATAAAAGTATCATCGTCGTAATCAGCGTGATATTTAAAATCTTTGCTCACTGTTACCTTAGCGCCTAATGTAATTTCTTTACCGTAGCAATCAAGCCAACATTGTAATTCTTCGTGTAACTCTGTCATCGTTGCTATTCCTAATTATTCGAAGTCTGAAAAACTTTTGATAACCCACTGCTTTTTTGGGGCCTGTTTTTCTGATTTTTTAACGCTGTCATCAACTCTTGGGCATTCAGTCGGAACGCGCCAAAAGGTCAATTTCTTTTCTGTATAATCACAATGATGTGGAATTACATAGCCAGTTGTTAAACAACCAGCTACAGCAAACCTTTGTGATGGATCGAACTGTATTTGATGGCAGTTGCCGCAAGTAGATTCCATAATGAGCCCTGTTTTCCCTAATTGTTTGACAGCGCATGAAGTTCGTCATTAAGCGCTATATTTTCTGAGTTTGTCGGTTTATTAGTAGATAAATTGAATTTGGATAATGTGACTATGGCTGAGTTTTTCAAATCCAACTAACCCATCTAAAAATTGTTATCCGTTATGCAACATAACGGATAACGGTTACTTTCTTAAAGGTCGCAATAAGCACTTCACCAACAACCCAAACAAAACCATCCAAGAAATAAAGGCGGCTAACATGTCAAAGAACTCAAATATAAAATTAATCACTAGCTAACCTCCTAAATTCTTAAATCAAATTATCCGCGCTGTTGCTGATAACCACCTTGCTGCGGGGCTTGCTGTTGGTAACCACCCTGTTGCGGCGCTTGTTGCTGGTAACCGCCCTGTTGTGGTGCCTGTTGTTGATTGTTGCTTTGCTGTGAATCCCAGAAAATATAAAGCTTAACTGGGCCCGTAACGCCAAGCGGCATGCAATCAATTTCTTGTTCAATCTGCTCAACACCATTGGTTATCCATTTTGTTGCACGTCCAACATTTGCATAACGGGCTTTCATAATCGGTTGCCCTGTCTGCTGATCAATGTTTTTGCTTGGGTAACGCTCAACGATTACAGCAATACGACCTTTATCAAGTGGTTGGTTACTCATGGTTATTTTGTCCTTGTTGTTAATTAAAATGTTTTTATAAAATTAATCTTTACTAATTCTTTCTGAATAAATTATTTTTGTATTTCTAACAGTTCGCCAACTGCCCAGGTGCTTATCCATCCACTGAATAGTTGTTTCTTCATCGTTAAAGCCGCCATACCACTTCACGTAAGAAACTAGCTCTTGAATTTCATCATCAGTTTTCATTAAAAACCCTGTATTAACTGCCAGCAAACCCGAACAGTTCCTGCTGGCGTTCGGATGGCATTTGCCTAAAACGCTCAACTAACAATTGGTCGATCACACTAGACGGTGGATTTATCGTGTGACTAAACCCCAATTCCATTACAAACGTGTGGCCGCAATTTTTTACATCAGAACATTGGCAATACAATCGAGAAAAATCATTTGATATGCGATCAGTGCTGCTGATTCTCGCCTTACCACCACAGTGTTTACACATAACTCGCATTTCTAGACCTCTATCACTCGATTACCTTTAATTTTCAACCAACGACCTGAGCCATCATTGCAGGTTGCACCTTGCAACAACCGATCACGGCATTCACCGTCAATTCCCATAGCGACTAACGTGTCAATAACTACCGCTGAAACTGCCCGCGTACAGTAATTAACACGAGTCCAAGACGCGACTCCGTCGCTTTTTAAAACCTCAGCCTTGCGCACAACCCAACCTTTTGTACGAGTCAAAAGATCGGTAACACCACGCAAACCCACAATACGATCAATAGACTCGCCATAATCATTCGCTTGCTCTTCACGCTCTTTGATTAACTCAATTGGTTTTTCGCTAATTGCTTTGGTGAATTCTGACCAATTAGAGCTGTCGGCAAATTCCCGTGCTGATTCGATATTTTCATCAGTTTCAACAGGTGATTTAATTCTGCGCAATTCGCGCCAAATGGTGACCGGTGCAGTACCGAAGAATTGAAATTGACGTAATGACCAAGTATTAGCCCAAGCCGTTGCACGGTCTGCGCCCTCACTTACTGTCATATCTTTGGCTGGCGTTGCATTGTCGCTGTCATCAGCATCACTAATATCGACGGGCAAATCAGAGCCATCATCTTTCAGCCCGTCCATCTTGCCGCCATTGATGTTTTTAGAAATGTATTTAGCGATATAGCCAACTGCGCTACCTTTTGAGCGATCAACAACTTCACAATCAAAACGGTTTTTAGCTGCACCGTACTCATTGCCATCAATCTCAAATGCATAATGTTTAACGGTTTTGGTTAGTTCTTTTTGGTTTTCAGCGTCAACAAAAATCAGCATGTGCCAGTGTGGACAACCGTCTTTGTGTGGTTCAGTAACGCGACAACCGTAATAATCAATACCATCGCGTTTTAGCTTTGCGCGTATCTTCGCCCATTGTCCGGCTAAATATTCTTGAGCAAGTTTTGGGGTTATTTTCCAATCCCATTTACCACTGTTAGCATGATATTTTGACGGACAAGTGATAGTTAAAAACAAACCAATTTTGCCTTGTTCTTCGGCTAGTTCATCAATGCCACGCAATCTGACCATCAACTCAATACGTCTAATTTCTGAATTAGCTGTTGTCTTTTCTGCCAGCTCACCAAGATTAACGGTTTCACCAGTTTCTTCGTTAAACGCTTCCATCATTGCCAAAAATGCAGCGTTATCGCGTTTTTGATTGCGCCATCGCTGCAAGCTTTGAGTTGATATATAAGGATTGGATTTACCAACTAGCTTTGCAGCTATGTTTAAATGCTCAGCAGTTTGCACCGACATTCTATTGAATTTTCTTAACCAAAACTTAGGGCACATCAAACGCAAGATCGCGCATTCAGCCGCTTCAATAATTTCTTTTTCAACTGATGATGCGTAAGGTGCTGGAACTCTCCAGCCATTTGAGAACTCGTTTAATTTTTCCCAACAGGCCAGCGCGCCGTCTTTTGTCTCAATAACTAACTGTCTGCAATGCTCAGCGGCATCATTTGCTAGTATTTCTCTATCTGATATGCGGTTAAGCTGGCGCGGTGTTAAAACGCTTTGGTCAATGATTTGGGTTAACATGGCAACACGTTCACGCAATCCAAGATTGCAACCTCGAACTTCTTTGCTTTCTTGAACTTTTAAACGTCTACCTAAATAATATTTTGCAGCAACATTAATTAAGTGTTTTGGCAATTCAGACTGGCGCATAAACTCAAGAGCCCAATCGTTGTTATCACGATCAAACTTGGTTTCGTGTGGCAAATTAGAAAATGCATCGATTCTAATTGGGGTCTTTTGTTCACGCTGCTTTGCTTTATCTATTGCATGGCATACGTTAGAACAATATTCATCGTCAAAATAAACACCGTTGTCATAATCTTCAACGATGTTACAACTTGATAATTTACAGCGTTGCGGCTTTTCTTCGGTTGTCATTTGTTGATTACTCATTAGAAAGGCAAACAATCGCACCAGTCGATCGTCCCATCTTCTTTTCTGTCACAGCCACCGCAAAACGGGCAAAGTTCAACGTCCAAACCTATAGGTCGTACCAAAGCAGACCTTTTATTAGTTGCTAGTACTGCCGCTGACTTACAAGCAAAATATGCGCGGCGCGTTTCGGTCGCTTCATTAAAAAATCTAGCTCTAAGTTCTGGCGTTCGGTGGTTCTTGGCTAAGCCCATACACATTTCGTAACGGCTCATTAGCTCATGAGCCATAGCAAAGGCTAATCCTGGGCTGCTAATTTCAATCGTAATTTGATGAATTGGATTAAGCATGCAACATTCTCCCCGTCTTTCGATAGAATCGAATCGATAGCGACAATTTGTTTTTTGAACGCGAACGCTGATGTACACAATCAAACCAAACATCACTAACACTACCAATATCATCACGATTGGTTAACGAATGACTCTGCATTGTTAGCCCCACCTCAACCATGCGCCCATGAATTCTCGCTAAACGATAAACTCGCTTAAACTCACCCTTAGATAAATTACGCATTGAACCCCCCCAACGATTGACCAGCATGTTGACCACGATTGATTTGAGCGCAAATTAACGGATCAGGTGAAAAGCGATTTTTATCCATAGCCAAACAAATACCAGCTATCCACCACGGCATAAATTCAACATTTTTTTTATTCTTGCGATACGCAGCCCAAGCAAATTTTATTTGTTTACGGGTAAAATTGCGCGGTCCAGAGTGCCAAGGATTTTTATTAGTAATCATGCTGCTTGCTCCATTTTTAGTTGACGAAGATGCGCTTTGTATTCAACGGCACTACCACCGCCAGCTAATTCAATTTCAGCATTTGCCATTCTTACGTTGGCTTGCGGCTTGCTCGGCTTACTTATTCCTGCAATCAGTTCGCGGCATTTAGCAAGTGCAGCTCTACCTGTAGTGATAGTTTCATCACTTAACACTTCGCAATTTGGGTGGATTGGATTCCAAGGTAAATCTAAAGGTGCATCCATAGTCATATCCTTAAGCTTGCTTTGCTTGTTGAATTAATTGCCAATCACTTTTAGCTTGCGCGTGTTGTTTATCGATAAAAGCAGCAAGATCAGAAACATTAATTAGGCTTGGTGAGCGTTCAGAGTCTCTAAGCTTGAATGTAGGCACTGGTAAGTCTTGCCCTTTGGCTTTTTGCTCAGCTGTTTTAGGTGTATAACCAAAAAATTCTTCACAGATATCTTTCAGTTTTACAGTTGGCGATTCGAAACGTGCTAGAAGTGCAAATGATGTATTCATAATTTCGTCCCTGTCCTTATGCTTGCTTAGCTTGTTTTTCTGCTTGCTGACGTATACCGTGCTTTTCGTACCAACCGTCAGGGCCCAACTCTAGAAATATTTTTATTTCCTCAATACGCCAACCAACCAGCCCTTGCGATAATTTCACCTTTTTCGGGAACTGGAACTTTTCCATAAGTCTATAAATGGTATTTCTCGACAAGCCAACAACATCAATGACTTCTTTAATCCGCAAATTGCGTTGGTCGCTCAATTGGGCAGTTCTGTTATTGTTCATATTCATGATGTTAGCTTCTCTATTTACATTTTTGGCTATCGACATAGCGTTCACCACATGGCAGTATTAAAGGTTGAACCTACTTGGGACTACTTGAACACAATAAGTCTTAATTGGGAATTCACAGCCATGGTAATGCCAAATATGGAATTAATCAACATGACTTATTCAAAAAAAATCAGAGTTTTGAGAGAAAGCCTCAAACTGAACCAAATAGAATTCTCCAAAAAAACATCTATCCCATTGAGTACATTAAGGAAAGTTGAAACTGGCCACTCTAATGTTGGATTAACTATTATTGAGAAAATAATTAAAGTTCCAGAGTTGGAACGGTACACGCATTGGTTAATGAGCAACGACATACCCTCCGAATCAGGACTAAACTCTGGAATCGAGTCAAATCAGGTATCTCCCGAAGCTAATAAGCTAACGGCAAAAGAGCCTAATCATATTGAGTTACCTTTTTATGAAGTGACGGCTTCGGCAGGTGGTGGCGCATTAGTTGAAGCAGAAAACCAAACTAAAAGTATAAGTTTCGAACCGGCATGGTTACGTAAAGAAATCGGCGTAAATCCAAACGATGTATTTTTGATGCTAGTTGATGGCGATAGCATGTACCCAACATTAAAAAGCGAGTCCATGATCATGGTTGACCGCCATCTAAACAGCATGTCTGATGGTATTTATGTATTGCGCCATGAAAACAGCTTGTTAGTGAAGCGTTTGCAAATGTTACCTGGTGGAATCATCAAGGTTAAATCAGACAACAACATGTACGAACCTTGGGAAATCAACAAATCGCAATTAGATGGCATAGACCTAGAGCTAATTGGTCGTGTGGTTTGGACTGGCCAACGGATGTAATTACAGGGATTAGAAAGTGGACTACTCATATTTTATTAATAGCTCAGATAAGTTTTCAGCTAAAAAATTACCATCACCAAAGTCATCATGCGTTAAATTTAAAGATGTATCCGACCTTGACGATTTACGTGAAGATATTCGAGATTATAAACCAACAACTTCAGATGAATACCAAGAGTTATATGAAAACTGTTTCGATTCAATTTACAGTTATGACGTTGAAGTAGATACTTTTGAGGATGCTATCTTAGCTAATCGTCAGAAATTTTTAGGCGCTAATACTTGGATTAAAAAATATTGGCATGACTTACTTGAGATTGCCGAAGGGTTTGATACTGGTGACATTGAAATTGATGATGATTGGCAAGTCACTGATGATGCTCTAGCTAAAGTACTGCTAAAAGCTGGTGTGGCTGAACAAAAGGTTGATCTAGAATATGATGATTGGAGTAATAGTTTACAAGGTAATAAACTCGCTGAGCTAAAAGAGATAGCAAAGCCTTTAGGCATAAAATTATCTCAACGCAAAGATGCTCTAATTCATGATTTGGTAACTTATGAAGAAAACACTCCGGGTACACTTCCTTTACCAACTGTTATCAGGGCATTACCCCAACTAGAAAAAACACTGCTTGAATTACAAAAAAGCTATATCAATGAATTTTCAACTGCTTTAGATAATTTTGAATATCCCCGCGCTTTTAAGGCGGCAGTATGGAGTGAAATAAGTGCTGAGCATGTCGGTCTTATTCAAACACTTGCAGACGAAAAGTTATCTGAATTTGATGATCTAAAAGAAGCGGAAAATATTACCGAACAAGAATCATTAGAAGCCGAACTGCTAATAAAAGATATGGGTATAACGTTTGAAGTATCAATGTCACCTAACACAACCTATCAAGAGCATAGTAAATCAGTAGATAAAATCATTGACCAAAGAATTGGTGATGGTGTCATAAGAAAATTAAACAAATCAACCGTTATAATTTTTGATTACAAAGATTCAAAAGGTAAAGTCAGCAATAGAGAATTTCGATTAGATAAAATAAACGAAACTGACGATTGCACATACTTACAAGGATTTTGTTACATGAGAAATGCTGCTCGGCATTTTCGATTGGACAGAGTGCAAGGTCAAATTATTATTAAGGAAACTGGCGAATTAATTAACAAAAATAATATATTTGAGCTTACGGGCTTAAAAACACCAAAAACAAAAGCCGAGCCAAGTAAATTAGATAATCAAATAACAAAGAAAATTCAGCCTTTAAATACACCAACAACAGAACAAAACAATCCAATTAAAGGCAACAGCATAGTGTGGAAAATTGCTGGCTGGATATTTGGTCTACTGTTCTTATTATCCTCTCTCGGTGGGATCCTAAAAGGCGAATGGTTAACTGCAATTATTGTTGCCATGGCCGGAGCTTCAATCATCCCCCCGATCAATAATGCATTAGCAAAAAAGCTTAATGAGAAAGGCGTAATACAGAGTTTTACGATTGCAAAAAGTTTTGGAGGCTGGCTTGCACTTAGCATTATTGCCTCATTTTTTATCGAAAAATAATTTAGCAACAAAATCCAACTAAACGACACCGACTTAGAACTTACTGGCCGTGTCGCTTGGCTAAGACAGAGAGTGTAATAATTTGTGTTACTCAGATGAGTTTAAGATCATAGACGGTAAGCTTAATGAGCTATTTTCAAATACCAATGATTGGCTAAAATATGCTGAAGCAAAATCAGCAACGTTAATTGCAGGAAATGGTGCATTAATATTCGGGATTAGCAGAATACACAACGCATTTGAGTTGTCAGGGGGTCTATCAGCCTACTTAGTCTTAATTATTGGGCTATGTGTTATATCGTTATCAATATGTTTGTTGTCAGTCGTGCCCGCCCTAGGAATGCCTTGGGATTCCAAACCTAATGGTACGAAACCCAGCGATAACATTCTTTATTTTGGCGACATAGCAAAGTACTCACCTCTTGCCTATTTAAATAAACTTTCCAGTCACCTAGGCCTGAGTAACATCGAGTTCACTGGTTACCAAAAAGATTTAGCGTCTCAGATAGTAACTAATTCTGCTATTTCCCTTAGAAAATACAACCATTTTAAAATTGCAATTTGGTTAACATTATCGGCGGTAGTATCGCCAGTAGTAGCGATATTAATCTATAGATTTAGGAATAAATAGTAAATGAAAGACGGAATTGAATCAAAAATAAAAGAAATAATTGATGAAAACTTTGACGTAACTGATATCAATTATGTGCCTGATATTGATAATTCACGACTAACCTTCGGCAATAAAGGGCTGAGGTTTTATGCTGCCACACTCTATATTGATATGCGAGGTTCAACCTCTGTGCTTAATAATCATAATAGAAAAACTGTAGCTAAGCTGCATAAGGCATACTTCCATACAATAGTTACAATCGCAAAAAGTCTTGATGGGCAAGTTAGAAGTTTTAATGGTGACGGCATGCTTGTATTTTTCGAAGGAAATTCAACGGTAAGCATAAATAAAGCTGTAAAAGCAGCAATGAAAATGAAGTATATGCTGGCTTCATCTGATTCTAAAGTTAAGAAAAAAATGGAGAAATATACTTCTATTAATTTTGGAATTGGGATTGATTTTGGCAAAATAATTTGCACAAAAGTAGGCATTTCTGGCTCTAATAATAGAGATTTAGTTTGGGTGGGACACCCTGTCAATAAGTCAGTAAAAATTGGAGATAACTTGCACAATGTTATAGGAATCTCATCTATGGTATATAATAATTTGAGTAATGAAACGAAATATCACATTAAAAAAGAAAAACACTGGTTCACCGGTGAGCTCTGTGAAGATAAAGTAAATATGTGGGAAGAAGATACCTTTAATTACAATGGCAATGAAGAATCTTATTACGAAACAACATATCACTGGTCTGTAGATTAAAGTCAGTATTTATGGGGTTCTCTCTACAGAAAAAAACAAACCGGTGCAATATATGACCCAAAAGTATACATACAAAAAAGGCCATTCATTTACCTTAAATAAAGAGCAACACCTCAAAAAAAATGGGGTCCCTTAAATATATCAAAATTATTTAGGTGCCCCATATTTACCCCATGACCACACCAAACCCGCATAAAACCTACAAATCAGTCCAATCTAACATGGGTGCAATAGAAATTTTGTGTTGATACATGAAATAAAACTCAATAAAACGTAGGTATTGCTCGGTAAAAGCAGCAACCTATGGGTGACTTAAAAAACTGCAGCGATTGTAAAGGAAAGCGATTAACGACACAAAATTATTTACGATTGGCTTTTTATTTTTGCGACCAAGCTTAATTAAGTGGACCCTTGCCCATTTATTTAGGAAAAATAGTATCAGATGTACGAGGTGATTCGGCTGAGTACTGGCACAGAGAAATGCGATGTTCGGTTGAATTTATTAACAAAATCTCTTTGATTTTTATTAAACAGTCATTATCAGTCACAATTAATTCCTTAACGGCCTGATCTATATTGTTGGTTTCTCGGGGTTCGATCTTAAAGTCGGTTCGGATTGAGTAAAGCTCATCTTGTAATGTGCTATTTTTAAACTCAAGGTGATAAAAAACAAATTCTAATTCGTTATCCTGCTTACCTGAAGTATCAAGATAGACATGTAATTTTATTATTAACCTAAAAATAAAAACTTCCATATCATCAAATTGTTGCGATGTATAAATACCAATTTCACTTGAATTTCGAGGAGGTGGTTAAACTGACTAATCCGCTAACGCTAATCCCGTTGCATAACAAAATGTACAGAATGCGCAAATATTGGTAATGACCATGTTATAAAGCCGATTTAGTGAGTATCTTTATAGATGAAACGTTTTAGCTATCGTTGCTTAACCTGTCGATAGCTAACGTATATTTTCCATTTCAGGGATACATAGATATGGATAAAGACTCAGATTTTAAAGATGTTGATGGTTTAGACCTTAAAAACGTTGATGGCTCCTACCTTAATAAGTTTTTTGACGCGTACCCATTGCCCACAGTAGTCATTGAACAAAATCAAGGGATCCTCTACGCAAACTCTGCCTTAATGAGGCTATTGGGTTATGGACCTAACGATCACATTAGTGATTTTTCATGCCTAACGCACGCCAACGATCAACTCTTCAACCGCTGTTTACATCATGTCTTAACTAGTGCTGCCAATGACTTAATAAAAGTTGAGACAAGCTATCTGCATAAAGACGGTTTTAGTGTTTACACTACCTTCAGTGTTGTTGATATATTTTTAACAGATAACAAGAAAATAATCGTCGGTTATGTCAGTAACTCAAAAAAACGAATTGATTTAGACCCCAATCAGGTAATGCTCAATACGCTGATGAAATATTCTGACGATGCCATCTACATAGTAGACCCCAACACGGCACATTTTTTAAGTTGTAATAAAAACGCTTATCAACGATTGCAATATACCAGCGAAGAAATATTGACGATGAGTGTCTTTGATATCAATGCCAGAGTAAACAATCCCGACAGCTGGGCCACTATGATCAGACAGTTAAGAACAAAGGGCCAGCTGTTATTTGAATCGGCTCATCGGCGCAAAGATGGCACTATCATGCCGGTCGAAGTTAACATTACCGTTGCCTCGCATAACAATGAAGAATATTTTGTCGCTATCGTTAGAGATATCTCTGCTAGAAAAAGCAAAGAGCAAGACTCGTGGCGCGAAGCAAATCTAGATCCACTGACCAACTTGCCCAACCGAAGAATTTTTTATAACGACCTTAGTATTGCAGCAAAAAAAACCAAAAATAAGCACAAGTTAGTCACGTTAATGTACTTAGATCTCGACGGTTTTAAAGCGTTAAATGACAGTTTAGGTCATGCTGCGGGCGATGAGTTTATTATTGCATTGGCAGAGATTGAAAATAAGTCGATGGCGAGTATGATGGTTGAGAAAGTTGCACTTGCCTTTAGTGAACCTTTTAAGCTCAAAGGTCAGCTGGTAAAAATCAACGCGAGCATCGGCGTCATTATATTTACTGTAAATCAGCTCGATTGCAGTATTGAGATTAACCTTGCCGACAAGGCAATGTACCGCGCTAAAGCAAGTAATGGTGTATCTGTCGTGTATTACAAACCAGAGCGGCGTATTACCATTTAGCTACACTCTTGGTGACTAGGACAAGTAAGCTCTTCGTAAGGTCTCTTTTGGATACTCACCAAATATAGACCAATAGTCCTTGCTAAATCGACCTTGATTAACGACTCCAAACTCGGACAGCACAAGATGTATTTCTCCGAGGCTCAGTTCAATAAATTTAGCGCGGATTTGATACATTCGTTTTATCTTTAAGTAGTTATTAGGTGACACTGTGGTTACTTGCCTAAAGGCATACTCCAATGTACGCCTGCTGCAAAAGCACTGGCTGGCCAATTCATCGATGGTGATGTTGATATTTTCAGTGCTATTTAGATATTCATTAGCCCGGTTTACTATTGCTAAGCGTTTATTGAACAATGAAGGTTTAATCGCTGTTTCGACATGATTAAATAAGTCAAATATTGCCTCAAGTAAACTCTCTTTCACATCATTAATGACAGCCTGGGGCAAATGGTGGTTGCTAAGAACAAACCTAGCGAGGTTAGCAATATTATTTTTGAAATCATGTAAGTGATTAAGTTCGATACGACCGGTGCGGATACTTTCGGTATTTTTATTGATAAAGCGGAGTTTATCAGCGCCAAGTAGTTTGCACATTTCATCTTTAGATATCATTAATCCATAGCCGCTATAATCGTCAGGACAAGTGGCGACAAACAATTCGTTGGGACAAAGCAAATAAAGCTGTTTGGCACCAAGCTGATGTCCATTGACTACAACTTCGGAACCAGCTCTGTAGGCAGCAAAAATATAGTGTTCTTTATCGGTAGCACCTTGATAAAGAATTTTATGGTTAACCAGGTTTTTCATCACAATGAGACCATCTAATATACACAGTGATAAATCGGCCTGATATGAACCGCCGGCTAATTTTATTACTTCCTGATCGGCATATTTGAACGACTGTTGATACTGCTCTATCGAACAAAAAGTACTTTTTTGATAAATGATAGGCATGAAGAATTTATCCCTCGTAAGTCATCATTAATAAGGCGAAAAAATAATTGATGATAGCGCAGCCATTAGCAGCATCGGATCGGTAGTGCCGTTTTCCTCAATGGCTTACTTTCAAGTAATTGAACTTTATAACTACTGACATGGTTTTATAGATCAAACCAAGCCAATTAATAAATAATAACTTAATTAGGAATCAATAATAATCATTTTGTACCAGTCATTTTAAGCAACTGATTAAAATAACAGGTACAAATTTCATTCTTTTGATAGCTGGGTCAGATGCTTTTCTATGGCTTCGATACAAACTTTAACACTTGTCGGCAGATATTTATCGTATGGGTACAAAGCGTATACTGGATTTTTTGGCAACTTTAACTGAGGAAAAACTTCAATTAAAGCAGGTGTCACTCTATCGAACTGAAAATCAGGGATCAAACCAATACCAGCACCTTCCTTTATCAATGCTAAACAAGAATAAAATGAATTAGCGCGACACTGAGCTGTTTTTTTTAAAACAACGGTATCGCCATCTAGATCTAAAAATTGGTGAGTAATATGTTTACCTTGCCATTTATTGGCAATATAGAGAGCCTTATCAACCGACACTGTATCAAGCAAAGCATGGCTACCACACAGAATATCTCTGAACTGACCAATTCTACGTTGTTTAATATTACTCGCTCGAGAAAGCCCGACCCTAATTGCTAAGTCTATATTGCCTGACATTAGGTCGAGATGGGTATCACCGCTAATTAACTCAGGTTCAAGTTGGGGATATTTCGTTAACAATTTCCCTATCGCTGGCGCGATAACTACATCCATAATGGCATTAGGTGCCGTGATCTTTACGATACCTTTAGGCATTTCTATCGACTCTTGTGCTCGTTGCCATGCTATATCTGAAAGTTTATTAATTTCTTTACAAGAACCATAAAAGTCACTGCCAGCACTCGTAAGAATATGCTTTCTGGTACTTCGCTTTATAAGCAATACCCCAAGCTCACGCTCTAATTCTTTAAGATGTTGACTAACAACTGATTTGGACAACTGAAGTGATTCAGCAGCACCAGTAATTGACCCTGTTTCCACTATTGACGCAAAAATTGACATACGACGTAATTTTTTCATCTTTAATTACCACCAAAAACAGAACAGTAAATTCTATTATCTTTGTTTTTCTAGGTAATGAATAGTTTTATTATTTATCCACTAAAAACCATTCATTGTACAAATAACCAACAAGAGAAAAAC